TTATTTGTTTTTATCATACAGCTGATTCACGTAGAGATGTTGAGAAAACTGGTAATATCGAAATGATGAATATTATGAATAGCGCTGCAAAATCATCTGGTATTACTATGCACTATCTAGATTATAATGGAACATTTGTATCAAATAAAAATGGTAAGACCTATTTAAATCATTTTCCTATAGACGATAAAACTGGTGAATATATTTTACCAGATTCAAAAGGAAATGTGGAATATGCTGAACCACTAGAAATAGATAAAGACAACAGTTTGTTCTTATATAGAGATTTGCCCAATAATAAAAAAAATTGGTGGGATATGCTCAAAGCACTTGAGATAAATGAACATTTTTTTTTAAATTCTTTTCATTGTTATGAAATATGTAATAGTAAATATTTAACAGATGTTTATTTAAGAAATGCTGGACTAAGAACACCAAAAACTGTTCGTATAACTCATTCAGAGGATTCGGAAAGAGCATTTAAAGAATTAAAAAGTGATTTTCCAGTTATACTTAAATTGTCACAAGGAACCGTAACAGGGGTTGGTGTGGTGAAGATTGATAATCTGAGAACTTTACACACAACTGTACAGATGATGATGATGTTGAATAATGATCTTCCATTGTTGCTACAAGAGTTTATAGAACTAGAATATGATATTAGAGTTATAGTTTTGCATGATGAAGTTGTTGCTGTAATGAAAAGAAATGTTATTAAAGGAGCAGACTTTAGAAGTAATGTTTCTTTAGGAGCAGAACCAGAAAAAATGAAATTAACAGAATTAGAAAAAGAAGTTGCCATTAAAGCATCAAAGACGGTTGGTGGTATTCTTACTGGTGTAGACTTAATTCCTTCTAAAGATAGAGAGAAAGAATCTCCTTACGTATTGGAAGTTAATGCAAACCCAGGCTTCTCAGGTATTGAAAAAACTAATCCTGGCATAACTACAATGATATTTAAATATTTTAAAAATCGTGACAATTGGAACCTTGACAAAACTACTGAAGTGTGATATAACTATATTATGAGTTTTTATACAAATGTCCTTCAATGGGGCAACTATCTGCTTGTCCGTGAAGTTAAAAATGGACAACGGCAAAATTCCAGAATAAGATATTCTCCGACTCTATTTTCTCCTGTCAAACAACATACTGGTTACAAGACATTAGACGGACAACATGTCTTGCCCCAAATGTTTGATACAATGAAGGAAGCAAAACAGTGGGTGGAGGATCATAAATCACAACCAAATCTTGTGTACGGTAATACACAGTATGCTTATTGTTATATCTCAGACAATTATAAGGGAACTGTTAATTGGAATATGAATGAACTTCTTATAGCAACAATTGATATTGAAGTTCAATGTGAAAATGGATTTCCAAACCCATTTATGGCAGAAGAAGAACTTTTGTCTATTACAATTAAAAATCAACAAACTAAACGAATTATGGTTTGGGGTATTGGTAAGTTTGAAACTGATCGCAAAGATGTAACATATGTTGAGTGCGAAAGTGAAGTGCATTTATTAAAAGAGTTTCTTATATTTTGGGAGAAGCATTTTCCAGATGTGATAACAGGATGGAATACAGAATTTTTTGATATACCGTATATATGTAATCGTATTAAAAGGTTATTTGGTGAAGATGAATTAAAACGGTTATCTCCTTGGGGTGGTGTATTTGAGAAGAAGGTATATCAGCAAGGAAGAAATCACCAGACTTATAGTATACAGGGAATCTCTGCTTTAGATTATTATGACTTGTATCGTAAATTCACATATACAAATCAGGAGTCTTATAGGTTAGACCATATTGCTAAAGTCGAGTTGGGTGAAAGTAAGGCAGGAAATCCTTTTGACACATTTCGTGAGTGGTATACTAAGGACTTTCAGTCTTTCATTGAATATAATATACAAGACGTTGAAATTGTAGATCGTTTAGAAGACAAGATGAAACTAATCGAACTATGTTTGACTATGGCATATGAAGGTAAAGTCAACTATCCAGATGTTCTTGGGTCAGTTCGGTACTGGGATGTCCTAATATATAATTACCTACGAGAGAAAAATATCGTCATACCACAAAAGACACCGCAAGAAAAAGTAGAACAATTTGAAGGTGCTTATGTCAAAGATCCAATAGTGGGAATGCATAAATGGGTAATGTCTTTTGATTTAAATTCCCTATACCCACATTTAATTATGCAATACAATATTTCACCAGAGACATTAGTACCTAACTGCAAGAAGGAGGATGGTCTGGTTGATAAGATTTTAGATGGTAAAGTAAAGAATGAAACTAAACATTGTATGACTCCAAACGGTGCATATTTTCGAAAAGATAAAAGAGGATTTCTACCAGAACTGATGGAGAAAATTTATGATGATCGTGTTACGTATAAAAAACTTCTTCTGGAGACTCAGCAGAGATATGAGGATACAGGTGACAAGAGTCTTCTCAAGGATATATCAAAGTATAACAACATTCAGATGGCAAAGAAGATATCCCTTAATAGTGCGTATGGTGCTATTGGGAATAATTGGTTTCGCTATTTCGATTTGTTGGTTGCTACAGCAATTACAACAAGTGGTCAATTATCTATACGATGGATTGAAAAAAGTCTTAACACGTATCTCAACAAAATCCTTGAAACTGATAAAGAGGATTATGTCATTGCGTCCGACACAGATTCGGTTTACATCACTTTTGAATCTCTGGTTAGCAAAGTCTTTGGTGAATCACCAGAAACTAGCAAGGTGGTCGAATTCTTGGATAAAGTGGCAACTGATAAGTTGGAACCATTTATTAATAAGTTTTATCAATCTCTTGCTGACCTTATGGGAGCATATGACCAAAAGATGGTTATGGGTCGTGAAGTTATTGCAGACAAAGGAATCTGGACAGCAAAAAAACGATACATCCTCAACGTCCATGACAGTGAAGGAGTCCGATACAAAGAACCCAGACTAAAAATTATGGGAATCGAGGCGGTTAAGTCGAGCACTCCTGCTCCTTGCCGAGCAAAAATTAAAGAAGCATTAGACATTATTATGAATGGTAATGAGAAGGATCTTAATACTTTCATACAGGATTTTCGAGAAGAATTTATGGAACTATCTCCAGAGGAGATTGCTTATCCTAGAAGTTGTAATGGATTATTAAGATGGACTACAGACCATAATCTTTTTAGGAAGGGTGCTCCCATCCATGTTAAAGGTGGGATTTTATATAACCATCTCCTAGAAAAGCATAATTTGGGAAACAAATATCCCAGTATACAAGAGGGAGATAAAATTAGGTTCCTTCATTTACGGACCCCTAATATATACCAATCAACGGCATTTTCGTTTATAACGGATATGCCGAAAGAGTTAGACTTAAAGGGTTTGATAGATTTTGATCAACAATTTGAAAAATCATTTGTAGAGCCGATTATTTTTATAATTAATAAAATGGGGTGGATGATCGATTCATCATACGGAACCCAAGGATCACTTGAGGAGTTTTTTACATGAGAACTAGAATAGAAAATGGAATTAAATTTTACGAATTTTATCAAGGTTATTGGGTAAGTAGGTGTGGCCAATGTGCTTCTAATTGGTCTAAAGGCCCAAACTCAAAAGTTGATGATTCAAAATGGTATCAGAAAAAACCAATACCAAAACCAGATAATAGACCAGGATATAGAGGTGGATACGTTGAAATGACTGTCTATCCATTTAGAAAGGATATACCAGTTCTACAGAAGCAGTATTTAGTACATGATATACAAGAAAATGCTGGTTTTCAAACAACTGTAAATCCAGATAGGATAAGAATAACACTAAAAGTTCATAGATTGGTTATGTCGTTATTTAAACCTTTTGTATATAATTGTGAGAATACTGGAATTACAAAAGAGGAGTTTCTTAACACTCCACCAAATGTACAAAAACTATTAGTAAAACAAATGGTGGTTGACCATATAGATCATAATAGAGCAAACAACCACGTTGATAATTTACGTTGGGTTACATCTTATCAAAATGCTCAAAATAGAATTAATGCTAGAAGAGAAAAGGGATTTGACACAGATTTTCCTTTAGTAGACCCATCAACAAGAAAACATTATAGTGAATTGACAGATGAAGAAAAAATTAAACTTGGACATAAGGGCAGACCACATAGTAGTGTAAGAACATATACACCATACCTAGATAAAGAAAGAATTGCATGAGTGAATTATATGAAATATTGAGAAATAGTGTAGATGATACAGGGTTGCCTGTAATGGATCGTGATCAGTTTAAAGAAGTGACTGACAAGTTCGGTAAGGAAGAGTTTAGAACAACATTAGCAGATTACATCACTAAAGAGAAACCACCATTTCCATTAAAGAATTACAGCAAAGAAGATATTACTAAGGCATTTTACAAATTACAGAAAGTGGATATTTCCAAACATACCAAGGAAACTGATAGAGAGGTGATGGAAAAGTATGATGATTACAAATACCCCTACAGCATTTATGGGTTGGGTGTAATTGATACTCCAGCAGGAGTGCATTCCTTTATTAATGTCAGCAATTATTTTATGCAGGATTTAAGATTGGCATGTAATTCGTATGGGTTTAAAGGTCCATTACAAAGATGGAATGATGGTGATAATCTATGGGGTGCTTTTGGTCCAATTTGGAGGGGAGTAAATCCAGGTGGTAAGAAAGGTAAACTTTTATCTCATGAAGCCTATTACGTTGCTTTTAGACTAGGGACATATAATGCTACACAGTTCAAACCTCTTGTTGCCAAAATTATATATGATATGACAGGAGCAAAGACGGTGTTAGACACTTCTATGGGGTGGGGAGATCGACTCGCTGCCTTTTATGCTTCCAATGCAACCCATTATATAGGGTGTGATCCTAATCCAAATACATTTAAACGATATCAAAAGATGATCGCATTTTATGATAAACTAACTCACGGGACAAAGACAGTACAAATGTATCGGTGTGGGGCAGAAAATTTGCCTTGGGATGAAATTAAAGATGTAGATTGCGCCTTCACTAGTCCACCATACTTTTCAACAGAACGATATAATGAAGGTGGTAAATTTGAGGAAGATCAATCTTGGGCAAAATATGACACTTATGAAAAATGGAGAGATGGGTTTTTATTGCCAGTATCACAAAAGAGTTTTGAATCATTAAGTGATCGTGGTGTTCTTATGGTAAATATGCTTGATCCAAAAATTAAAAATAAGAGGTATCATGCTGGAGATGATTTAGTAGATTCTATGAAAGAACATTTCATTGGTCAGGTGGGGATGAGAATAATGCAACGTCCACAAGGTCGAGCAGTATTTTCTGATAAAGAGGGAAATTTTGACCATGACCAATTGCAAAAATTCATGGATAAGATATTCATAGAAAATATCTGGTATTTTGGTAAAGATAAAGAACAGGACATTTTTAGTAAAACTAAAGGTGGCACACTAGAAGATTTTTTTAATTGAAAAAATTAGATATAACATATACTGATGAAGAATTACAACCAATAGTAGATTGGTGTGACATGGAAGAAAACAATCACTATTGGAGTTCAAGGCAAGGCCTTTTTGCTCCTGTTATAACAAAAAATAATAAAAAAGGTAATTGGTCTGCTATGTCATTGAAAGGTTATGATCCTGATCCATCAGTCATATCTAAACCAAATGTATTAGGTGTTGGTTCTGATGGTTTATTACAAGAGACTTATTTATATAAAGACTTAAATATATCTTTTTTAATGGACAAAATACCAGCAGAAACTGAAAGAGTCAGATTAATGAATCTTCGACATGGAGAAAAAATACCTAAACACACGGATAGGGTAGATAAAGATATAAAAGATGGTAAGATAGTTCGGTTACATGTTCCAACTATTACGAATGAAAACATATCTATGATTTCTTGGTTGGACGGTAGAGATAAAGATCCAACTGAATTTAAAATGAAAAAGGGAGAATGTTGGTGGTTAGATGTTTCTAAACCACACTCTGTAATAAATGCTTCTAAAACGGATAGGGTTCATTTAGTTATAGATGTTTATAAGAATGATTTAATACCATGAAAAGAGAATTTGTAAAAAAGGATGTTGATATAACTCCCTTCTTCTTTGATATGTTCTCAAGGTTGGGAAGTGATGTAGAGTGTGAAATTTTCCCAAAAGAGTTAAGTGGATATTCTCCGTTATTGGAACCATTTTTGGAACGGTTATATGCTAAGAATAATCAATCGCCCCCAAAATTGCATGACAGTATTGAGTTGCCTCGTTATAATATAGAGGAAAATAAAAAGGTTTTGCTTGCATTTAGTGGAGGGCATGACAGTCTTGCAGTTGCTATTCAATTGAAAAAAGATGGATATGAACCAATACTTTTTCATATACCATATCTGAATAAAGCATTTCCAAGAGAAACTACTATAGTACGATCATTAAAAGATACTCTTGGTATGCCATTGATAGAATTTCATATCAAAGTTATAGGAAAAAGGTTTCATATGGAGACACCTATAAAGAACTTTTTCATTTTAGGTGCAATGATTGATTATGGTGTTAAACATAATATTCATAATTATTCATTTGGTAATTATGAATTGGATGCAGCTGAAGTAACAAAGGCAGTACTTGGAACAGATTATTCAGATAGTTATGAACCATTTGTAGACTTATATTCTTTCTATCAATCTGTTATACCTAATTTTAAACAACACATATGTGTAAAAGATGAATATGATGCTTATAGAATTTTGTTTGAAGAGAATCCAAAATTAATTGATAATATATCTTCCTGTATGTTGAGGGATATGTATTTGAAAAATGTGAGAAAAGCAAATAAAAGGAAGTTTCCAGATGTGCAATTGGGGAAATATAGTTGCGGTAGTTGTAGAAAATGTGTAGTAGAATATTTTATGGTTGAAGATTTAAAAGATAATGATTATAATTTAGATTACGTGAAAAAATGTATGCAAATATTGAATAAGTATTATAAGGATCAAGGCAGAAAAACATTTAAAATAACGGATTATGAATCTATTTTGGCAAGTATGGTTTATAATAAAAAAATAGAAAAACGAATTATGGATAGGATAAAGGCATGAGTGATTTTTTAAAAAAGATAGTGAAGGAAGTGGGAAATGAATATGCATCTCTCGCATCAGAAGGAATAGAAGCAGGAGATGTAGACAGTTTTATAGATACTGGTTCGTATATTTTTAATGGGTTGTTAAGTGGAAGTTTGTATGGAGGACTTCCCTCGAATAAGATAACTGCCCTCGCCGGCGAAAGTGCCACAGGGAAGACCTACTTTCTTATGGGAGTAATCAAGAGTTTTCTTGATAAAAATCCAAAGGCATCTGTTGCCTACTTTGAGTCAGAAAGTGCTGTCACCAAACAGATGATTTTGGATAGAGGCATTGACGCAGATAGAATGACAATTTTTCCTGTTACTACGGTACAGGAATTTAGAACACAGTCACTCAAGATTTTAGATATATATCTTGAGTCAGATCGACAACCTTTCTTTTTATGTCTTGATTCATTAGGAATGTTGTCCACCACAAAGGAAGTAGAGGATACTGCCGAAGGCAAAGAAACAAGAGACATGACAAGAGCACAAGTTCTCAAGGCAGCGTTTCGAGTTCTAACTTTGAAACTAGGTCGGGCAAAGGTTCCTATGGTAGTTACTAATCATACATATGATGTTGTTGGTTCCATGTTTCCTCAGAAAGAGATGGGTGGTGGTTCTGGTCTTAAATATGCCGCCTCTTCGATAGTTTATTTGTCAAGAAAAAAGGAAAAGGATGGCACTGAAGTTATTGGCAATATCATTCACTGTAAGAATCATAAGTCTCGTTTGACAAAAGAGAATAAGATGGTTGATGTTCGATTGACTTATGATAAAGGACTTGATCGATATTATGGATTGTTAGACCTTGCAGAAAAGTATGAGGTGTTTAAGAAAGTATCTACTCGTTATGAACTGCCTGATGGAACAAAACAATTTGGTAAGTCTATTATGAACGATCCAGAAAAATACTTCACAGAGGAAATCATGAAGAAACTTGAGGAGTGTGCTGGTAAGGAGTTCAAGTATGGATCATCTATGTAGAATCTACAAAGATGTATTATCTCCCGAAGTATGTAAGGGCATGATTGAGAAATTTGAAAATCACCCAGAACAATATGAAAAACATCAAGAGGGTGTAATGCAGTTTTCTCAAATTAAATTGCAAAGATATCAAGTATGGGGTGGAGAAGTAAAAATTATATTAGAGGCATTTTTAAAACATTTAAAAGAATACAAAAATACTTGTCTAAACGGTTCTTGGCAATTACCAGAAAAGTATACGTTTGAAGAAGTTAGAATGAAAAGATACTTACCTGATGGTGTAGATGAATTTGGAGATCACGTTGATGTTCTTAATTATGAGACTGCCAGACGGTTTCTTGCATTTTTTATATATCTAGAAAATAACAAGGATGGTCAAACTCTATTTCGAACAAAAGGACACAATTGGTCTTCATCTTGCATTCAAGGCAATCTTCTAATATTTCCACCTCTCTGGCCTTGGGTTCATGCTGGTGGGAAACCAACAAAAGTGCCAAAATATATCGTAGGGAGTTACTTACATTATGTCTGATATAAAAGATACTTATACCTTTGTTTCTGACAATGATAAAAATTGGCAATGTATAGGTATAAATGGGGGTAAATTTCATGGGGTTATCTATAAATATGGCAAGGTAGAAATACCAAAACCACCATCAGAAGATTATGTAGGAGACTTGCCTTTTAGGTTTAATTATGATATAGTAGATCCTAATGGATTAGAAAGAGAAAGTTTTGATGAGGAGTTTTTTACACTCATAGGAGACATTCTTGTAGATATTATAGAAGAGCAAATAGAAGGAGATAATCTTGAGTATAAATCAGACGATTGAAAGAACGGCATTAACTCAATTAGTTTCTAACGAGGAATATGCACGTAAAGTTCTCCCTCACATGAAGGGAGATTATTTTTCAGATCGAACTGAGAAAACGATATTTGAAGAAATTGCAAAGTTCGTTGACAAGTATAAGAAAATACCAACTCAGACCTCATTAGAAATTGAGGTTCAAAGTAGGAAAGATTTAAATGAGTTAGACTACAAGAAAGTAGTTGAAGTTATAAAAACACTAAAATCTACAGATGTAGATTTCGATTGGTTGTGTGATACAACTGAACAATTTTGTAAGGATAAGGCGGTATATAATGCGATTGTTAAAGGCATACAAATCATTGATGGAAAAGATAAAGATAGAGATGTATCTGCAATTCCGAGCATTCTCACAGATGCCCTTGCTGTGGGTTTCGATAATGCTGTTGGCCACGATTACCTGTTGGATAGTGACTCCCGATATGAATATTATCACACAGTAGAGGAGAAGATTCCGTTTGATCTGGAGTTCTTCAATAAGATCACCAAGGGAGGACTGCCCCCCAAGACACTGAACATTGCACTTGCTGGCACAGGTGTTGGTAAGTCTTTGTTCATGTGTCATGTCGCTGCAAACTGTTTGTCTCAAGGGAAGAATGTACTTTATATTACATTAGAGATGGCAGAGGAACGGATCGCAGAACGTATTGATGCAAATTTAATGAACATAAGTATGGAAGATTTGCATGATTTGCCGAAGAAGATGTTTGATGATAAAATTGCAAAGATTATAAAATCCACTTCTGGAACTTTGATTGTAAAGGAGTATCCAACTGCTTCAGCACATGCTGGTCATTTTAGAGGATTGATTAAAGAACTTGCTATTAAGAAATCTTTTAAACCAGATATTGTATTCGTGGATTATATAAATATTTGTGCGTCCAGTAGATTTAAGGGAGCAAGTAATGTTAATTCCTATACAATGGTGAAAAGTTGTGCAGAAGAAATGCGAGGGTTAGCAGTGGAACTGAATTTGCCTATATTCACAGCAACTCAAACTACCAGATCAGGATTTTCTTCTACAGATGTAGATATGACAGATACTGCTGAGTCTTGGGGGTTGCCCCAGACTGCTGATTTCTTATTTGCTTTGATCTCTAATGAAGAACTTGATGAACTTAATCAGATAGCAGTCAAGCAGTTGAAGAACCGTTATAATGATCCTACGAT